TACTTTTTAGCAAGAAAAAAAGAAAAAATAACGAATATTAATCATGAAAAATATTCTGAACTTATGTTCAATGATGTTGATATGGAACCAAAAGATATGGATATCCAATTAGAAGTTATTGAAGGAACATTATTTAACCCAGCAACACAAATTGTAACATCATTACCATTGGAATCACAAATTGGTAGACAAATCATGTATGGTGTTAAAGAAGGTAATTCAGGTAAATACTTAGGTTTTATTAGAATGGCATCACCTGTATTAACAATCAAACCTAGAAATGAGTTTTTTGGTGAAACATTACAGGCAACATCAGTTAATAAACACATGATTAACGGAGCTATCATTGTACCAGTTCAACCATTCGGTTATAATTGTTTGGGTGGTAAATTATTGTCATTAATATCTTGTTCACATGAAGTTAGACGCCAATTAAAAGAAAAATATGGTGAAAAAATAGAAACATGTTTTTTTGAAACAACTTCTTTATATGGGGATATTAAAGGTATATCACAATATGATGGGTTAAAACCATTTATAAGGTATCAAGCAATGACTGAATCAGACCTATTCTTATTCCCAACTGAAGAAGTTTATAACCCTATTAGAAGAAAAATGCGTGAGTTATATGGTAAAGAAGAATGGAATGGTAATACGGTTGATCCTAAACCATCAGGACCAAAAATGAGGGAATTTAATAAGGCAATATCAATTCTTAAAAACCACCTTAAACATTATGATATGGATGCTTATAATGAGTTTAATAAATTCACAAAAACAAGTATGAAGGCCAAAACAAAGAAACGTTATTATTATTCTGATTTTGGTTTTGATAATGTTAAGGAACATGTTAATTCTGGTGGTGAAATACCATTAACAGAAGGCCAAAATTTCTATAAACACGAATTATCTTATATGATTGAATGGTGGAAGGGTAAGGCACAGAAAAGATATGAGAAATTAAAAAAAGAGGGCCGTTTAAGAAGTAAATTGGAGATTTATACAGAAGAATCTATAAATAACAAGGAGTTTGAAATGATTAGATAATGGATGGTAATAAATTAAAATATCATTTTGTTAAAAAGGAAAAAAGGTTTATAGACCAAATTACAGAAGATGTTGTTGGACATTGGGATACTTTAACAAATAGACCAACACCTTTTATCATTGAAACCGAAAGAGATGAATATGATACTATACAGGTTAATAGTGATATTTCTATGGATTATATAAACGCTTTTGGTATAGACCATACAGAGTATATTAACCATGTTAAATTAGAATTGGTTAAACAAATTACGGATAGGTTATTACAAGGAGGTTATATCGATACACTTATAGAAGAAAATATACCAACACACAGAAAAAAAATAACAATGAGATTAAAAGTTAAAAGAAGATGACAGATAGAATATTAAAAATGGTTAAAAGCCAAGCTGAAACAAAAAGACAAGAAGCGTTAACAAGTTTACAATTACTAATGGAAAATTCTGCTGGTATAGGTGACCACTCAACGGAAGATTTTTATAAAAATGTTAGTGAGGCTTTTCAAAAACTAACAGACGCTGATGACTTATTGGAAACAATAAATAAATACAATTGGAATAATATTGGTGAAATTAAATAAGTATGTTTGTTGAAATTAGTGATAGGGGTATGGGTAAAACAACAAGGATGATTGATTCTATAATCAGTTTCTTGAAACAAAACCCAGATAAATCAGCCTTAATTGTTTCTAAAACCAATAATACAAGAAAAGAAATACAAAAAAAGGTTGAGGAAAAATGTGGTAAAGATTGTTATTACAGAACAATTACATCTTATAAAATGTTGGAACCTAGAATAGATTCAACAATAAAACAATTTGTGGATGAGTTTATTACTATAAACCCTAATAACCTAACTTTGGATTATGACGCTTATTATAACTCAACAAATGGACTTGGAAATAAAATAACGGAAGATATTATTGATTGTTATAAAAAATTTGTTGATAATGAACTTAAACCACCACAAATAATTAAAAGACATAAACTATGTTAGAAACTTATTCGGACTTTAGAAGGTGGTTTAATGAAACTTATGGTTATTTAAGTTTTAGTATGTCAGATTTTTATGTGGGTGAAATGGGAACACTTAGGTTTGATGTTTTACACAATAATAATGTTTCTGATTTGAACAATTTAAATATTGATAAAATTTTAGATTTTATTGGTGGTGATTCAGAAATGTCCGAGTTATTATTTGATGCATTATTTAGACAAAATGGTTATAGGGTTGATAATGACTTTACACCATTAAAACAAGTAAAAGAATTTAAATTATGATTAAAAAATTATATCATTGTGCTGACCTACATATCAGACTTTATAAAAGACACGAAGAATATAGAGAACAATTCCAAAAGTTTTTTGATTCCGTAAATGAGGATATAAAAAATAACGAACTAACTAGAGATGAAATTAGGATTGTTATTGCTGGAGACACATTACATTCCAAAAACCAATTATCACCTGAATTAATAGATATTACCACTTGGTTTCTTAGGGGTTGTTGTAATATTGCTGATACTATTGTTATTTTAGGTAATCATGATTTTTTAGCTAATAATTTAGATAGAATGGATTCCATGACACCAATTATAGAAACAATGGATGATGATAGGCTTAAATTTCTTAAACATACAGGGTGTTATGAAGATGATAATATTGTTTGGTGTGTTTATGGACACATGGAAGGTTCTAAACGCCCTAAAATAGAAGAGGCAAAAGAAAAATATGGTGATAATAAAACTTATGTTGGTTTATATCACGACCCTTTAATTGGGTTAAAAACAAATATCGGGTTTGAGTTTGAGGATGGACAAGATATTTCCATTTTTGATGGTCTTGATTTTGTTTGTTGTGGTGATATCCATATGTATCAGGTGATGAATTACCATGGGACAGAAATTGTACAACCATCGTCAATGATACAACAAGATTTTGGTGAGTCAGTAAATAAACATGGTTATGTTATATGGGATGTTGATAGTAAAAAACATAAACATATAGAATTACCATCTGATTATGGCTTCTATACCTTTAAAATAACTTCAATAGAAGATATTGAAGAAGAAACAGAAAAATTAGTATAAGATGAATATAGGTGACAGAGTAAAACTAGAAGATACTTTTTCTGAAACTTTATATGGGGTTATTATAAATAAAGAAGTACCCAGATGTAAATGTAAAGGAAAAGGTGAATTTACCGTTGATTTTAACGGAGATATTAAAAAAATTAAAATTGACGATAAAAGATTAACACTAGAATAGAATAAACATGGAGATAATAGTTAACAATATACAACCAATAAATGAAGAACAAAAAAGGGTTATTAATGAAGTTAGGGATTTTATTAAAAATGGAGACCCTAATGAGTGGTTTCTTATAGAAGGTAAAGCGGGAACAGGTAAAACAACTATTATAACCAAAGCTATAGAACCTTATGTTGGTAAAAGACGTGTTGAAATATCAGCTTTATCACACAAAGCAAAAAAAGTTTTAACCAATAAAATATACGAATCATATGGTTCAGAAACGATAGGGTTAAGTTCAAGAAGTGTTGCATCACTTTTGGGTATGACTTTTAATATAGAAACAGGTAAGTTTACAAAAATATACACAAAGAAAAAACCACCTATTAGATGGGATGATGTTATTATTGTTGATGAAGCTTCTATGATTAATGAAGAAGCTTTAGAATTAATCATGAAACTAAAGAAACCCAAGGCAAAAGTTATTTTTATCGGTGATGTAGGACAATTACCACCAATTAGGGAACAAGGTGATGAAAATGTGGGTAAAATTAGTCCTGTTTTTAATACAACAAATAAAATAACTTTATTAAATAGGGTTAGACAAAGTAGTGATAGTGAAATATTACCATATTCTGATTACTACTGGGATAATTCTGTTAAAAATGAAGGTATAGATGAAGATCCAATACCTTTAAGTAAAAGAAAAACAAACCAACAAATTGTTTTTTCAACAGACATGGAAGGTGTTTTGATTGAGAACAAAAACTTATTTTTAGAATCCATAAAAACAAATAACACTGATTTGGTTAAAGTTATTGTTTATAGGAACAACACAAAAAAAGCTATTAATTGGTATATTAGGAACCTTTTATTTGAAAAACCAAAAGAATATGAAGTTGGTGAAATGGTGATATTTAATGATAACTATTTTGATGGTAATGATATTATTATGGAAAACTCCACAGAATGTAGTATTGTTAAAATACAAGAAAAAACTTTTTATAAAAAATTTAAAGGTTATGTTTTAACACTTACTGATGGTGAAAAAACTGAAGATGTTAAAGTAATATCAGAAGAAAGTGTTTTTGAGTGGAATAAACATATATCTAATTTATTTACTGAAGCAAAAAAACAACCATTTGGTAGGTCTAGAAATAACGCATTAAAAAGAGCGTGGGATACTAAAAGAAAGTTTGCTGATATAGATTACGCATACACACTTACATCACATAAAGCACAAGGGTCAACTTATAAAAATGTTATTGTGGTAGAAGATGATATTTTGGAGGTTTCTATGATAGATAATGTTGAAAAATCACAATCACTATATGTTGCAATAACTAGAGCTTCAGATAAAGTTTATATAGTATCAGAACTTAACTAAGATGGAAATACCTAAAAATTTAAAAGATGGAATATGGGAGTATTGTAGGTTAAACGATATAACAGATTTGAATGCTTTTATGTTAAAATGTTTACAAAGTGGGTATAATATAGAAAAGTATGGACCAACCCCATTCAATATGAAAACAAAAGAACCCCAAGTAATAGAAAAGGAGGTAATTAAAGAGGTTGAAATAATTAAAGAAGTTCCTGTTGAAAAAATAGTCGAAAAAGAGGTAATTAAAGAGATTGAAATAATTAAAGAAGTTCCTGTTGAAAAACTTGTTGAAGTTGAAGTTATTAAGGAAGTTGAAAAAATTATTGAGAAGGAAGTATTTGTGACTGATGATGAAGTGGTTAATAAATTACAACAAGAATTAGATGATTATAAAGCAACTAATAAAAATAATAACGAAGAAATAACCATACTTAACGAACAAATATTTGATGTGGGTGAAAAAAATAAAGACCTTAATCAGAAAATAACCGATTTAAATAAAAATATTTTACAATTAAATAGTGAATTAACTGAACTTGGTGGAAAAACCACCAAGTTGGAAACAAAATATGAAGAAGAAAAGAAAAAAACAAAAGAGTTAGAAAATTCAGACCAAGGAATAATTAAAAAATTAAACCAAAAAATACAAAACCTAGAAATAGAATTAGAACTAGAAAAAAACAGACACTACCAAGCACCCGAAAAAGAAAAACCAAAATACGATAAACCTAAAAGAGGTGGTTTAGGTAATATTATAAGTTGGGTTTCAAAAACAGAAAGAGACGAAGAAGATTTGTATGGTGAAAATTAAAGTTATTTATTTATTTATTTATTAAAAAAAATTGTCTATACTTTAATAAATATTAAAAAAACATGGAAAAAACTTTAGTGAAAAAAATGGTAGACATACCTAGTAAGGCTAAAATTAGGGTTATTTGGGAAGATAATCCTGAAAATTATACACAAGAGAGATCTAAAAGAATTGCTAAATATATTATAGAAAAATACGGAAACCCTAATGTACAAGTTATCTTTAAACCAAAAAAAGTTAATACGGAACAGGGTGAGGTTGAGATGACCGTTGCTGATAATGTAATGGACACTAATTACCAAAGAAAATTATTTAAAGAATGGGTTAATTCTAATTCTGTTGATGTTGATTGGGAACGTTTGTTAAGATTAGACGATAAAGTAAACGAAAAATTATCACAACAAAGAGAAACAGATTATAGATATAGAAACTGGTATATTAAAGAATTAGAGTGGTCTAATTTCCTTTCTTATGGTGATGGTAATAAAATATCTTTTAAGGAATTAGAGGGTATAACAGTTATAACATCAAACCCACTTAATATGGGAGGAAAAACCACTTTGGCTTTAGATCTATTATTATTCCTTTTCTTTAATACAACAACAAAAGGTAATACAGCATCAAAAATGTTTAATCTTTTTAGGGATAAAGATGAGGTTATAGTAAAAGGAAAAGTAGCTATTGATGGTGTTGATTATATTATTGAACGTACTGTTACAAGAAAATTAAAAAGAAATGGTACTGATTATAACACACGAACAGACCTATCTTTTTATAGAATATTACATGATGATACAATAGAAAACTTAGAAGGTGAACAAAGACGTGAAACTGAAGAGTTTATTAAAAAATCTATTGGTTCAGTTGATGATTTTTTATTAACAATTATTGCTGACGCTGATAACCTAGAAAACATCATCCACACCAAACCAACAGAAAAAGGTAGAATATTATCTAGATTTATTGGTTTGGAGGTAATTGAAGATAAAGAAGTTATTGTTAAAGAAATGAAATCAGCATGGGCAAAAGGATTAAAATCAGACCAATATAATATAACAGAATTAACTTCAGAAATAGAAGAATTAGAAAAAACAATAAAAGAAAAAGAAAACACAATTATTGAAAACGATATTGAGGTTAAAGCTTTAACTTCTAGTATAAAATCAGCAACAGAAAAAAAAGAAATATTAATATCTAAAAAAATAGATATAGATGGTGAGGTAATTAATTTAAGACCAGAAGATATTGACCGAGAAGTTGAGACAATAATAGAAAAAGGTAAAAAGAAAAAAGAAGGATATGAAACCATTAAAAAATCCTTTGATGAGATGGTTGAGCCAAATTATGATGAAGATCTACATAAAGAGTATGTTAAAGAAGAGCGACAATCCAATTTGGAAGTTGAAAAAGTAAAATCAAAATTAAAAGAAACAGAATCTAGAATTAAAAACTTAGAAGAGGGTGAATTTTGTTCTTTATGTAAACAACCTTTGGCTGATGTTGACCATACTGACGAAATAAATGAAAACAAATCTTTATTAGAAGAATTAAATAATAATCTAGGTGAGTTAAAAACCAAGTTAGAAGAAATAAGTAATTTAGTTTTGGAACAAGATAAAATAAAAGCATCTGTTTCTGAATACGATAGAACTTCTCTTATGGTAGATAAATTAGATTTGGACCTAGAAAAACTTAGAATTGAGAGAAAAGAAAAGTTAGACCTTAAAAAAAGATACGAAGATAATTTAGATAACATCCAAAAAAATAAAGATTTGGACAGCCAAATTTTAGGTTATAACGCTAAAATAGATAATTTAGAATTAGATAAAACAAATAAAATTAAATTAGGTGAGAGGTTAGATAATGAAATAACCCAACATAAAACACAGATTGATAAAAACAACGAATACATTAAAACCATTAAGGCTGAAGAAGAGATTAAACTTATTTTTGAGGTTTACCAAAGAATGGTTGGTAAAAATGGTATTATTAAAATGATTATGAGAAGTGTGATGCCTTTAATTAACTCTGAATTAGATAGATTATTAATAGATACAGCACCATTTAAATTGGAAGTAGATATTAATGATAAAAAAGAGGTTGAGTTTTTGGTTACAAAAGAAAGTGGTGAAGGTGAAGTAATTAAATACCCTGTTAATGAATGTAGTGGGTTTGAAAAAACAGTTTCATCATTAGCTTTAAGGTGTGTTATGTCTAAAGTAAGCTGTTTACCAAAACCAAATATTATTGTTTTCGATGAGATATTCGGTAAAGTGGCTAACGAGAACTTGGAATTGGTAGGAAACTTTTTTCAAAAATGTTCGGAGATGTTCCCAAACATATTTTTAATAACACACAACGAGATTGTTAAAGATTGGGCAACAAAAATTATAACTATCAACAAAAAAAATAATGTTTCTTCTTTGTTACTTAATTAAAAAAGAATATATTTGTTGTAATATTTATTAATAAAAAACATAAAGGTATGGGTTCAAGATATATGATAATAATTTTAGGTACATACAATGGTGTAAGTGATGACTTAAATTATATAGCAGACGCTGATTATGGTGTTAACTATGTTGATGGTAATGGTATTTTTTTAGGTACTTTTTATAGTGAGTATAACACAGAAGAAATCTATAAATTAATAGTACATATACCAGCATTCTTATTATTCGATATCACTGATGGATCAACAAATATAGTTAATTTACCATCAAAATACTTTAAAGGTTTATTCCCAGAATATGAAGATATTATGGATATGTTAGACATTAATTTTGGTAAAAACCAAACAAAAAAAGAAAAAAACATTGTTATAGAAGAATATGATAATGTGGATGATATTTTAGATAAATTAAGTAGAAATAAATACGATAGAAGTTGTTTAACAGAAAAAGAAATAGATATTTTAGATAACCAAAGTAATTAATAGTTTTATGAGTAGAAGTATAAAAACCAAGATGGACGAGTTACGTCAAGTTAAAGATGTTGTTTTTGAGAACGAACAAGTTTGTTGCCCAAATTTAATTCAAGAGTTAGGTACTATTGTTGATAAAAATCACAATGATAGAGAATTGGGTGTTGCTATTAGAAAATTTTATTTGGAATTAACTAAATAATTCTCTATATTTGTTTTATGGAATTTGGAGTATATGAAAAAATTATAAAAGAAGGTGAACGTGTTGAGTGGTATGGCACAGAAGTACCCCAAAAATTGATAACGGCTTCCGTTAGATTAGCAGCTGAAAACTTAGCACACGAGATAGATAAATTAGAAAGTGAGATAGGTGAAGAAAAAACACCAAAAACACAATCTAAAAGAGGTTATATAGAGGTACTAAAATCCAACCTAAAAAACCTACCTTACACGTTTAACGGTGATGTTCTTTTGAGAAAAAAACAAAAAATCGAAGAACAAATGAAACCAAAAGTAGAAAAAAAGAGTAAAACAAAAAGTAGGACAACTAAAAAGAGTAGTTCAACAAAGAATAGTGATTTAATATTTGGAAAAAAGTAAAAAGTTATGAGTATGGTTAACACAAAAAGATTTATTGACACAACAGAAGATTCTATTTCTAGTTATTTAAAAGAAGTTAGAAAAGTAGATTTATTAACACCTGAGCAAGAACTTGAATTAACTAAAAAAGTTGCTGAAGGTGATAAAAAATCTTTGGATCATTTAGTTAACGCAAACCTAAGATTCGTTATATCTGTAGCAAAAGAATACCAAGGTCAAGGGGTTCCTTTACCTGATTTGATTAATGAGGGTAATTATGGTTTAATTAAGGCAGCAACAAAGTTTGACCACACAAAAGGGTTTAGGTTTATATCTTACGCTGTTTGGTGGGTTAAACAATCTATTTTACAATCTTTATCTGATAATAGTAGAACGGTTAGGTTACCTATTAACATAACAAATCAATTATCTAAGATTAAAAAACATATAGCACAATTCGAACAAGAAAACCACAGGGAACCAACAGAAATAGATATGGACTTATCTGTTTTATTACACCCAAAGTGTTCTTCGTTAAATGATAAAATAAATGAAGATGGTGATGAAGTATTAGATTTGATAGCTGACAATACTTTTAATAGACCTGATGAAGATTTTTATGGTGATGATATTTTAAAGAATGAATTAGAAAAAACTTTATCTATTTTAAATGATAGGGAACGAAATATTATTAGTATGTATTATGGTATCGATGGCCAATCTATGACATTGGAACAAATAGGTGATGAGTATGGTTTAACTAAAGAACGTATACGTCAAATCAAACAAAAGGGGTTAAGGAAATTAAGAAATAACTGTGTGAATTTACTTGAATTAACAAATAAATAGATTTAAATACCAACCACTAAATTAAACCACATCTTAATAGGTGTGGTTTTTTTTCATTCTGTTAATATTTATATAAAAAATTGTTTATATATACTTTTGAGATAAAAACTATTATAATTAAATAAAAAAATATGAAAAAGATTATTGAGGTTATTAAAAAATATAAAACATACATTTTAGGTGTTTTATTATTGTTTTTCTTTTTTAAGTCGTGCACAAAATCTACACAAATTAAAAGGTTAGAAAAAACTAATTTAAAACATGAGGTTGTAATCGATAGTTTAAAACAAAAACTAGACAGCATACCTGAAGTTATTAGGGTAGAAAAAATAAACATACATCTTGAGTATGATAATTGGATTGCTGGTAAAGATAGGGGATCACAACTTATGGAATTACATAAGTTAGTTAAAAATAACATTAAAGAATTACAAAAATAATTAGTAATGAAGAATATATGGAATTGGATTAAGAATAACCCTAATAGAAGTATGTTCCTAATACCGATATTGTTGGTTGCTGGAATTTCTATTTCACACGTTGTTACTTGGTACGATATGGCAAACCCGATTAATTGGGCAATTTACTTATCTATCTCTATTGAGGTAGGTGCTTTAGCTGCTTTAATAGCCGCAACAAATAAAATTAAAGGTGGTATTTGGTTTATGTTTGGAATTGTAACCTTAATACAAATGATTGGTAACATATTCTTTTCTTATAAAGAAATTGATGTTAATGGAGAATTATTTAAGTCGTGGGTTGAATTAACTGGTCCTATATGGGAATTAATGGGAACTGAAACAACTGATATTGTTGGTGTTAAAAGATGGTTAGCATTTTTAGAAGGTGGTCTACTACCTATCATATCTTTAACATCGTTACATTTCTTCGTTAAGTATGAAAAACCAACTAGTGTAAAAAATACACAGGTTGAGCCAAATGAGGATTTAACCCCAAAAATGAAAAAAACTATTATCGAAAAAGAAAAAAAACAATACACTGAAAACGAACCAACCGATATTATTTTCACACCTACAGAAGAATTTTTAGAAGGTGTTGATTCTATGGATGAAGAAGAATGGGATGAAGACCATGCTTTGGATTTGGTGATGAATCAGATGGTTGAGGATTTGGAGGATGATATTGATTTTAAAGAAGAAGAAGTTGGTACAGAAACTAAAGACGAAAAAATAGAAATTAAAAATAAAGGTGAAGAATTAAGTAATACTTGGAAAAAAGTTGTTAAAAACAAAATAAACAAATATAAAAACGGGATTGGTAAATTAGGTGAATAATGTTAATTGATGATAAAACATATAAACTAAAAAAAACTAATTACTACCATGTAGAGTATCAAAAAACACAGATAGTTGTTGGTCATTCTTCTCGTAAAGATATGCGTCATGTAGAATCATGGTTAAACAGAAGAAATGGTAATTATAAAAAAACATCAGCATTCACAATAGACAAAAACGGAAAAGTATACCAACATTTTGACCCAAAATATTATTCAGATTTTTTATTAAACGAACAAGATAAATGTAATATATCTATTACTCTTGTTAATGAGGGTTGGTTAACAATAGATGATAATAATAATTTTGTTGATTGGCTTGGGCATATTTATAGTAAAAATGTAGATTTCACCGAGATTAGTTGGCGTGATTATAGATATTGGGTTAATTATACCGAAGAACAATATGAATCATTAAAAGAGTTATTAAACTACCTTTGTGATGAATTTACAATAAATAACGATATTATGCCTAACAATGTTTATGATGAAAACGTTGATATTTTTAAGGGCATAACTTTTAGAAGTAATTATTATCAGGAATTAACCGATGTTAGTCCTGCATTTAAAATAAATAAAATAATATCATGAACGAAAGAGAATTTTTAAAAAAGATTAGAAACCTACAAGAAAGTGGGAAAAAAATAGGTTTAACTGAAATGCCAATTATTACTGAGAAAAAAGAAAAAAGTGTTATTCAGTTGTTAAAAGAAAATAATATCCAAACCATCGAACCTGATGAACAACGTGAGGAAGAAAATAAGTTTAAGGATATTGTATCAAAGTTGGTTAAGTTTAACCCAATTAAAGTACACACAGAAAATGTTGAATGGTCTGGTCATTTAATAAGAGAAAATATTGATTGGTATTTTTCTTTGGACGACACGATTGGTTGTTATATTGATACAACAGAATTGATACAATTAAGAGACGAAACATTAGAAGTGCTTAAAAAATTAAGAGGTTATTATGATGTTTGGTCTGACGAGTGGTCAAATAGATTAACTGGTGGTTCTTCAGAAGAAACAAGTGATATGGATATGGATATGGGTGGTGAAACTACACCTGAGGATATGGATATGGGTGCTGAAGAAGGTGATGAAGATACTGGTTTTGGGTTTTAATAAATGAAAAAAGATAAGTTTTTATATGGTTTAATTATTGCGTTAATTTTAATGCTTATAGGTAGTACTTGGTATAATAGGGTACAACAAAATAAAATGCAAGAAAAAATAGAAGAATCTAATAAGGTTATTATTAGTATGGATAAAACCACTAAAGAATCTGAAGGCCAATATTCTAAATTGGTAGATTACTTCAAAACAGAAAAAGAATTAAACCAACAACTAAGGTTAGAAAACAAAAAATTATTTAAAACAATAAAAAACCAAAATGAAAAATTGTTAATGATTAACAATACAATCGTGTCTATGAAATCACAAATAGAAGAAGGTTTTGGTTCTATTGATAAAACAGATACAAATATAATAGATTTAAAATTAAAATACCCAAAAGAAGGTGAATCTTTTATTAATTGGAGTGGTTATGTAAATAGAAAAACAGCTTTTTATAAAGGTGAATGGGGTTTTGGTAAATTACCACTAAAAATTGTTATGACGGAAACTGATGGTGGTTTATGGAAATCTAGATTAGTTGGTCCTGAATGGTTGGTTGTTGATTCAATACAAATTAATTCATTACCATTAAATAAACCTGAAGTTAAAAAACAATATGGTTTAATGTTGGGTGGTGGATACTACCATTCATTGGATAAAACACAAATTAATGAATTTAGTATTGGTGGTGGTATTAACTTAAACAACCACAAGTTTATTTTAAACATAACAACAAACAATACGATAGGCTTCAGTTATTACTACAATATCCTTAATTTTTCTAAAAAATAGGATTATGAGTAATGAAAAACAAAAAATCAGTAATTTATTAAAAGAGATTCAGGAAAACAGCCATAAAAAAGTTCTTGTTTATAGTTTGGATGGGTGTCCAGCTTGTGAAGAATTAAAAGATAAGTTCGAAAGGATGGGGTTGGTTTATGAAAATATTGAAATGACCGACAATGATGAGATGTGGGATAAATTAACACAAATGGGTGGTAGTGAATATGTTCCCCAAGTTAAGGTTGAAAATTATCTTATTAAGGAAGATGAATATGAAGATGTTAATGAACTTATTGGAAAAACCTTATCAAACTTATTAGAAAGAAAAATCATTATTAAATAATTTTTTTCATTATTCACAATATTTATATATAAAATAACTTATTTATAAAATATAAAAAAATGGCAAAAAAAGTATTAAAGTACACGGAAGAAGAATTCGTAGCATTGTTAGAAAACATCGTTAAAAGAGTTCAAAAAGAAGAAAGATTGAATGAATCGAGAGAAGCTAGAAAACAATCTATCAGAGAATCAGTAAAAAGAAGAGGTACTCGTAAGTAATGAAAAAAGTTATTAAACAAATCTTAAAAGAGGAGTTAACTCGTGCAGATAAGGCTGAAATTAAAAAATTGGCTAGAACTGAATTCGAGGATATGCTTAAATCTACGGATATTAAGAAAAAAATCGAAGATTTGGTTAAGAAACAACTTAAAACAGATAAACCAACACAAAAAGAGGTTGCTGATATAACCCAAAAAGTGTTGGTTCAGTTCTATAAAACTATGTGGACCCGAAGAAACTTTTGGGCTAACAAATTGGATAATATATAATGAGTAACGATTTTGATTGGTTGGAGGGTGTTGATTACCCTAGATTCGAACCTGAAGTTGGTATGAGGGTAATGAATATTCGTATGAATGATTCTGACCCTGTTGATGAGGGTATGATGGGTACAATCACTACAATCGATTCATTAGGTACTATCCATGTTAGATGGGATGATGGTAGAAGATTAGGTTTAATTCCTGGTGAAGATGAATATACCATTCTAGGACATATAGTTGAGGATTCTAACCCAAAACCTGTTTTAAGAAATTCTAATTCAACACCAGCAGGAAAATCCTTAAATAAAAACTTTAAGGCAGGACTTAGAAAAGGCGGTGTTAAAGATATTAAGGTTGAAACTGAAAAAATTAAAGGTGGTAAAGCAGATAAATTAACACCTGAAGATTTGGCTAAAAAACATAGTGTATCTGTTGATTCTATTAAAAAAGAAATCCAAGTAGGTATTAAAATAGAAATGGAACATACTGATTCTAAGGAAATGGCTAAAGAAATCGTTATGGATCATTTATCAGAATTCCCTGATTACTACTCTAATAAAAAATACGGGTTAAAGGCATCGGAAAAGGGGTTAGAAAAAGATTTGGAAGAAACAACGATGGCTGGTTCAGCTGGAGCATACTCAGCACCACTATTCGGTGAAAAAAAGAAAAACGAATCTAAAACTATTAAGGTTGGTGATTTGGTTAATGAAGTTGTGACCACTTATAATAAAGATTTTGAAAACCAAGATAACACTGCTTGGGCTGATAAAAATAAAGATGGTTGGAAATGGAATGATACACCTATATTTACTGGTGGTGAAATTGTTGATTTGATAACTAAAATGAAATCTACATGGGATGATAAAAATATGGATGTATCTAAAGAGTGGGAAAAAATACAAAATCAAGAAATATCTAAAAAAGAAACCAAATTAAAAAAACAAATTAAAGAAGGTAAAACCAAAAAAAATAAAAAAGAAGAGAAGGATGATATTGAGGAAACAACAACATTTTCTTCTGTTTGGGGTGTAAATGGACCACCTGTTGGACCTATTGCCTTCGCAAGAAAAGGTGACCACAAACCATCTAAAAAACCTATATGGAAGGGAGGACAAATCATTCAAAAGGTTAGCAAATCGGACATTTTGAATGAGATAAACGACATTAAGTTTGTAAAAGGTGGTAAGTTTGTTAAGATAAAAGATAAGTGCTCCAAGTACAATAATAACGAACATTGTAGTCAAGGAGCCATTGATGACCCATTAGAGTTAAGTGATACAACTTTTGAGAATATTAAAGAGGTGTCTAGGTTAACAGGTATATCCGAACAAGATATTATTAAAAGAATATTAGAAAGTAATAAACAATTACCAACACAAAAAATGAAATATTGGTTTAATTTTTCGTATAACAAACCATCTGAAACTATGGATGAATTGGAGTTAGATGAATTTTATTCTAAAATGAAACAAGAATTTATAGATGATTTTGAATCAGAATTAAGTGGTTTAACCTATACAGAAAAGTGTGATTTATTTGATGATTTAGCTTATTAACTAAAATAATAGATATTTATATATAAAAAAGAATAATTATGTCAAAAAACATTAAAAAATTAATAAAAAAAGGTTTAGACCAATTGTTGGAAACAAAAGGTTTTGAACATATGGAAGTTGCTTTCGGTGTTAAAGAAAAAAGTGATAACTTATCTGATGCTGAAAAGAAACAATTCGAAGGTATGACATCAGTTCAAGATAAAGAAACTGGTTTGGTTAATTTGGGTGAACCATCAGCACAACCAAAATTAAATAAAGTTCATAAAGAAGACGCTAAAGATGCTGAAGATTATTATAAAGAGGTTGAATCTAAAATGAAGAAATTTCAAGAAACATCTGAATCAGAACCATCACAAATTGGTGAATCTTTTGAAGCGCCAAAGGTTAATAGAGAAGACGACCAATTGGAAGATATGGAAGTTTACGATACAGAAGCTTTAGGACCTGGTATGTTAGCATTAAAATATGATAATGAAGGAACACCTGTTCACGATAAGTTCAAACAAAGAATGGAAGATATGAATGGTGATGACTTAACATATAAAAAGTTAAAAGGTTATGGTGAAAAATATTTAAAACATAAATATGAAAAACCTGACGAATACCACCAAACACCAAAAGTCAGAATAACTAGTGAATCTGATGTAACAAAAACTTATATGGATGTGTTAGAAGAAAATATCTTCAAGGTTAAAGGAACAATTAAAAACAACGAACAAGTTATTAAATTGGTTGATAAACTACCTTCAAGAATTAAAGTTAACGAAACTATATTTGCTGTTACAGATGGTGAAAACGAATATAGATTAATATGGGAAGGTGATTCAAATGGTGAAGCAATTATTACACATGAAAAAAACAATAACCTTGTTAATGAAAACATCGAAAAGATGAAACATTTATGGGGTTTTAAATCTTCTAACACAACAAAGAAAACCATTAAAGAGGGGAATGATGATGTTTTCTATAAAATGATGAATAATGTTAGAAAAAAATAATTTATAATAAATTATAAAAAAATAAGGTCCATTGAGACCTTATTTTTTTGCTAGCATATTTATAAATAAAAACAAAATAAAATGAGTGTAAAAAAACTACAAGAAAAAATTGGTTCAACACCTGACGGAGCTTTCGGGCCAAACACATTAAGAAAGGCTATGGAGTTTTTCAAAATGTCACCTGAGAGAGCTGCTCATTTCTTTGCACAGACAGCACATGAGACTGGTGAATATAAGTTATTTACAGAAAACTTAAATTATTCAGTAAAAGGACTACAATCAATTTTTGGTAAATATTTCCCTGGTAATATGGAAGAGTCTTATGCTAGACAACCTGAAAAGATTGCTAACAGAGTATATGGTAATAGAATGGGTAATGGTGATGAGGAATCTGGTGATGGTTGGAAATATAGAGGTAGAGGAGCACTTCAATTAACAGGTAAGAATAATTATAAGGCTTTTTCAGAATATTTGGAGAAACCTGAGATATTAGATAACCCTGATTTGGTTTCTGATGAGTATGCTTTTGAATCGGCATTATTTTTCTTTGATAAGAATAAGTTATGGTCGATTTGTGATAAAGGTGTTACAGATGAAACAATTAAACAATTAACCAGAAGAATTAATGGTGGTTATAATGGGTTGGAACATAGAACGGAATTAACCAAGAAATATTATAAGTGGTTAAAAAAATAATAATAACATATATTTTGTTATCTTTTTTATTACAATTGTTTTATGGATAAGATTAGAAAGATGATGAAAGTTATAAATTTTATAGAATATATTTCAAAAAACATGAAAAAGGATGACATGTTTTTACTACACAGAATAAACAATATCAAAAGAGAAAAATTAACTCTTTTATTAGATTTTGTTTATTCCTTAAATGAATTAGTAGTTAAAACTTATTTAGGTGATGATATCACAAAAGGTAAAGATAAGGAAAAACACTTTGATTGGTGTTGGAAACAAGTTATAGATGCGTTTAAAAAAGAAGGAATATATTTTATAGATAAAGATCAATTAAAAGAATACTTTTTAACCTTTTACCAAGAATCTTTTTATGAAGACGACAAAGATGAAGAAAGGGTTAATAAAATAAGTTTATTTTGGGAGGAGTTGTTGGACTTTAATAAAACCAAAACAATGTCTGAATATGAGACATTGGTCGAATTATACAAAATTTTTAATAAAAGTTTTGATGTTAGATAGTATTTAATTTTAAAGGTTATTACATACCTTTAATTAAAATTGTTTTATGAATTTAAAAACTTTACAAATTATTGAAAGTCATTTAATTAATGAAAAGTTGTTAGCTGAAACTAACATGGAACATTATTTAATGGATAAAAATTTATCCCCAGAGGATAGAAAAGATAAGATATTACAAGAATTAGACAAACTTAAAGAATATTCTTTAAAATTAAGTTTTTGGAGTGATTTTATCAATAAAAACGTAATAATTCCTGAAGAAGGAAATAATAATAACAAATAAAAAATAATTAAAAATGGAAAAATTAACTGAATTTGAAAATTTATTAGAGTCTTTTAAAGAAGATTACACTAAATTTATGGAGAAAGGTAATAAAACTGCAGCAACAAGAGCTAGAAAAGCGTTACAAGAAATTCGTAATTTAGCTAAAGAGACAAGAGATGAAATTAGCAACACTAAAAAAGAAATGACTGCTTAATGATTGAATCTCTAATAAATAAAGTTTTATTAATCACGTTCATATTGTGTTTGTTAAATGGTTTAAAACATATATGGAATGTGATAAACAATCTAAGGGAAGATGTTCCTAGTAAATACACTATTTCTACTAAGGAAAGGTTTTTACTAGGACTTTCTTTAGCTTACATAATTACAACGTTTTTTACTGGTATAGGAATATGAATATGATACAAGAAAGAATTAATCAACTAAAACCATATTTTAGAGGGATTAAAGTAACAGAAAACTATAAAATAGTTGAATTTAATCTTAAAAAAACATGGTCTATACAAACAAGTGATGATATTGACGTACAATCAAACGAATCTAAAGAAAAAAATAATGTTTTAATATCTATGTTTTATTCTGAAACAAAAACATTTGATGAGATTATTGATTATGTTGAAGAAAATGTCATTAACTACAATATAGAAATAGAAGAAAAAGAAAACTTATTAAAGGCTAAAGTTGAGGAACTTAAAAGAGTTTTTGAGGTTAAAAGTTTAGATGAATTAAACAAACTTAAATTTACCACTGAAGATGCTTCACTTAAACTAACCAAAACTAATAAGAAAACAGAAGAAACCAATAACAATAAGGTTAAAGAAAAAGAGAATGGGGTTGCCGAAGAACTTTCATAAAACAACAAACTTAAATAAAAGGGTTGAGGCTTTAAATAATTTAACATTTTATAATTTTGATTATTCTGTTAAATTAACAAACAATACTTATAACGATATCAAAGACAATAACAAAAGTTATGATGAATTAAACCAAATTTTGGGTGAAATAACTGACGTTAATAATAAAACCATACAATGTTCTAATAGAATATCTTCTTTGGACTTAGATAAAGCTGAAGAAAAAATCAATGAATGGTTAACTAGGTATATAGATATGGGTATTATTGAAGAATATAGAATAAACGAAGTTACAATAAGAACTTTTAAAGAAGAATTGGAACATAAAAGTTTAAATAATTTATTATAAAAAAAGGGACATAAGTCCCTTTTTTAATTTTCTAACTTTTCTTGGATTGTATGAATTAACCACGTTGTTCCTGAAGCTAAACAACCATCTAAAAATACGGATAAATAAATATTATCCATACCATAATTAGCTAATGGTGAAAATTCAGGATAACCCAATAATTGGAATGTTGTTGATAACACAAATCCCACCCATGCAGGAAAACAGATCATACAACTAAACAAAGTCCCAAAAAAACTAGGATTCACCCTATCCAAAAAATCCCTTAAACCATTAAATATGGAACCAAATACAACAATATTTGATATTCCATAACTTAATAAAATAAAAATTAATAACTCCATATACTTTTGTTTAATATTTATAATAATAAGAAAGATTATTTTAAAATGAAAGAGTCGGTTGGTATATTAATTTTTTCTAAGGATACAAACAATTTTTTATTGTTACATAGAATTAACAATCCCATTGTTTGGTCTGTATTAAGTGGTAAGATGGACAAACCAAACGAAAAACCATTAGATACCATCAAAAGAGAAATAAAAGAAGAGATTGGTTTAAACCCTGAATTAATTAAAGACATAAAAAAGGTGGGTATACTAAAAGATTCTAAAATTTTTCATCTTTTTATTGGTTATATAGACAATGAGTTTACACCCAAACTACAGGTTGATGAGTTAGATGGTTATGGATGGTATAACGAAACAAACCTACCCAAACCTATACATAAAAGATGGCCAGAAACTTTCCATTTAATAAAAAAACACTTACAATTGGTTAAAGAAACAAATAATATAATTAAAAAGTTTATTAAATGAGTTCAAGAGAAGATTGGGAAATTGAACAAGAGAAAAGAAAGATGATACAGGACCAAATGGTTACTGAGATGAAAAAAAATAAATTTATTGAGGAAATAAAATCTGGTTTGGGAGAATGTATGATGAACGAACCAAATAAAATTGTGAAAAAACTTACTTTTTGGCAAAAAATTAAAAAAATGTTTTCAAATGGTTAATCTAAAAGAATATATACATTTTATATCATCTTTGATTGAGATGGATGAAGTTAAAAATGGTAAATTTATTTTACCTAAAAGTATTACGTTTGATTTGGGTGTTGATAACCATATACAATTACATAGACAAGTTTTACTAGAAAAAAACCAAAACATAAATGATGATATTTTAAAACAACCTTTTGAAATAGATATATATGATGTTACATTAAATTTTACAAATGACGAAACTAATTAATATACCCGAAAAATTAAGTCATTTAAACTATGTAGCAGGGGTTGATGAAGTGGGTCGTGGAGTTTTAGCAGGACCTGTTGTTACAGCGGCAGTAATCCTACCGAAAGATTTTGATAACGAATTAATTAAAGATTCAAAAAAACTATCTGAGAAGAAAAGAAAACAGGCTTATGATATCATTATAGAATCAGCAATAGATTATTCAGTAGATTTTGTTGGACCCGATTTTGTTGACGATATGAATATATTGCAAGCAACAATGTTTGGTATGCATAAATCTTTAAGTAATTTAAAAACAACACCTGAACATATATTAGTTGATGGTAATTATTTTAATGGTTATAAAGATATAGACCATACTTGTGTTATAAAAGGTGATAATACCTATTATTCTATTGCGGCAGCTTCTATTTTAGCAAAGGTAACCCGTGATGAATACATGAAAAACCTACATAAAGAACACCCAAAATACAAATGGGAATCTAATAAGGGTTATGGGTCTAAAGATCATATCCAATCAATAAAGGAACATGGACCAACACCACACCACAGAATGACGTTTTTAAAAAATATATTGGTTTAACGACTAGATTTTCTATATAATCTATTATAACTAATACCTGTTAATTTATTTATTTTTTTATACCACACACTTCTATTTTCTTTTGGTATTGACCCGAAGAATATTATGTTTTGTGTTTTCTTATCAAAACAATATACCCTAAAATAGTTGTATAACCTAACTGCTTCATCAACATCTTTACAAGTAATTAGGTTTAAGGTGATACCCTCAACAATTATTTTATTGTTTAAAATCAAAACTTGTTTTGGGTTTTTATTCCCTATTTTTGGTAATAGTACATATTTTATAATTTCTTTTGCGTTCAGTTTTCTATTCGCACCTGTAACAAAAAATTGTTCTTCCAAATTATATTCTGACTTACTTAAAACAATCCATTCAGGGTTTTCCATAAAAGATTCGAGTAATTTACCATATTTGTCTCTTACCACAATACCTTTATCACCTTCTCCACGTTTTTTTAATAATAAAATATTGTAGTGAACTTCTGTTAGTTTTTTTTCTTTATAAACCTGTTTTTTTGGGAAATAAATTTTTTTACTAACTAAACTAGTGAATCTATATAATGCATCGTATTCCCTACTATAAGTGTATAGGGTTTTAATTTTTTTATCGTTTTCGGTTAAAATTATCTCAAACATAGTATTTTAAATTATAGTTATATTTACAAAAAATGTCCATATTATTATAGTTATAATCATGAAGGAATATTATGACATATTAGGTTTAAAAACCAATGCAACACAAGAAGAAATTAAAAAGGCGTATAGGAAGTTATCCAAACAACATCACCCAGATTTAAATCCCAACAATAAGGAGGCTGAAAACAAATTCAAAAAAATAGCTGAAGCATATGAGATTTTAACTGGTAAACAAAAACCTAAAAACCAAAACCCTTTTGGTGGTAACCCCTTTAATCAACAAGTATATAAACCAAATCCAATTAAAATGCCAATCAGTTTAAGTTTGGAGGAAATATATAATGGTGTTGAAAAAACGATAAATTATACCATTAAAGAAAGTTGTGTTAAATGTGACGGTGATGGGGGGTTTGAACCAACAACTTGTAATCAATGTGGAGGTCATGGACATATCCAACAAGGACCATTTGCCTTTATGTGTAATAATTGTCATGGTAGTGGTAAATTATTTAAAAGGGTTTGTTATACTTGTTCAGGAAGAGGTTTTGAACAAAAACAAACAAGTATTAATTTAAACATACCAAAAGGTACAACAGATGGTAGTTTATATACTTACCCAGGTATTGGGGATAATATTAAAGGCCAACAAAGGGGAGATGTTTTATTTATCATTAAAGTTAAACAACACCCAATATATAAAATAGAAGGTTTAAATTTAAGGAAAAGTGTAGAAGTACCTGTTATAGATATTATTCTAGGTACAGAAAAAGAAATAGATACCTTAGGTGGTAAATTAAAAATAAAAATACCTAAATTAACCGATATGAATAAAGTTTTTAGGGTAAAAGGTAAAGGTATACAGGACAATTCAACAAGGTTAGTTGGTGACCTATATTTAGAATTAAAACCAATACTACCAAAAGAGTTAAACGATAATCAAATACAAAAACTAACAGAACTAAAAGAATCGTTTAATTTGGTTAAAGATGCATATTAATAAAAAAACTCATAATTAACTTGACATATTAAATAAAGTACACTATTATTGTTTGTATAATAATTAAAAAAAACACATAAAATGATTGAAAAAGGAAGTAAAGTAAAAGTTCACTACACAGGTAAATTAGAAGATAACAATGTATTTGATACATCTGTTAATAAAGAACCTTTAGAGTTTACTGTTGGCGAAGGTATGTTAATCCCAGGTTTTGAAAATGGGGTTTTAGGTATGAAAACTGGTGATAAAAAAACTATTGAATTATCTGTTGGAGAAGCTTATGGTGAAAGAAGAGATGATTTAATTAACGAAATCCCTAAAAATAACTTACCTGAAAACGTTGAGGTAGGACAAATGTTACAGGCTGAAACTGAACAAGGACCAATTACAGTTGTTGTAACAGATATTAACGAGGAAACAGCTAAAATTGATGCTAACCACCCTTTAGCTGGTAGAAAATTATTTTTCGACTTAGAAATTGTTGAGGTTGCCTAACCACAAATAATTAACTAACCAATTAAAAACCCACTTTTTAGTGGGTTTTTTTATCTAAAAAACTTGATTAAATAAAATAAACTATCTATATTTGTCTAACAATTAAAAAACACTATATTATGTCTAACTTATTAGAATCTTTACAAATGGAAAACACAAGAACATATAACGGAATGGTAACAAATTCATCATCACTAAATGAATGTGTTAATTTGTTCTTTTCTATTGGGGCAATGCGTGGTTCTAAAAAACATAAGGTACTAAACTTATTTGTTAAGGCTTATAGTGAGGATACATTAACAGCAACAAAAATCCTTTTTTGGGTTAGAGATATTAGAGGTGGTGCTGGTGAAAGACAAATATTTAAGGATATTATTAAACATTTAGGTAGTGAAAACCCTGATTTGGTTAGAAAAAACCTAACATTAATTCCTGAGTTTGGTAGATGGGACGATTTGTTTTCATTAATGGGAACACCTGTTGAATCAGATGTTATTGAGTTATTAAAAACATCTTTATTTGATGGTCATGTTAATTCGTTGGTAGCAAAATGGTTGCCAAGAAAAGGTGTTGTTTTCAACAAATTAACGAAATCAATGAAATTGAACGCAAAAGGATTACGTCAGTTATTGGTTAAATTGTCTAATAGTGTTGAACAAAAGATGTGTTCCAATCAATGGGATAAAATCGATTATTCAAAGGTACCATCGTTAGCCATATCAAGATATAATCACGCTTTCAGTACGAATGATGGTGATAGATATTATGATTATTTGGAATCCCTAAAAAAGGGTGAAACAAAGGTTAATGTTGGAGCAATCTACCCTTACGATGTTATTAAAACATTAAAATCTGATGGTGGTAGTTTGGCAAACGAATTATGGACAAACTTACCAAACTTTATGGAAGGGTCAACTGAATTAATTTTACCTTTGGTGGATGTATCAGGTTCTATGGGTTGTTCGTTTGGTGGAAACCCTAACTTAACTTGTATGGATGTGGCAATATCTTTGGGTATGTATATATCTGAAAGAAATGAGGGTGATTTCAAGGATGCTTTCATGACATTCAGTTCAAACCCACAAATCCAAGTCCTAAAAGGTGGTTTGGAACAAAGGTTTAGACAATTACGTTCAGCTGATTGGGGTATGTCCACAGATTTGGAGTTAGCGTTTAAGACCTTATTAAACCAAGCTACAAAGTTTAATGTTCCTCAGGAGGGGATGCCAACAAAGATATTAATCTTATCGGATATGGAATTTAATCATGGTGTTGATGATGTTGATACAACAGCATTAAAAATGATTGATGATATGTATTCTGAAGCTGGTTATGAACGACCTGGGATTATTTTCTGGAATTTACACGCAAGTGGTTCTAACTTCCCTGTTAGATTTGATGAAAATGGGGTGGCAATGATTTCCGGGTTTTCGCCATCTATATTAAAATCGGTTTTATCGAACCCTGATTCTTTAACACCATTTAACATTATGATGGAAACTATTAGTAACGAAAGATATTCTAAAATAACTATTTAATATCTTGACTTATTAAAAAATCGTTAGTATATTTGTTGTATAAACTATTAAAAAAAAAATTAGATAACTTAAACTTATAGGTGATGAAAGATACTCGGATTAAGTTATTTGTTCTTTGAAAATATTGTGATATTGAGGGGTAATTTCGGCAAACTTTTTATAAAAAATCAATTAGTTTAAGATCGAAGGGCTAGAGTAACCCATGTATTTCATAAGGGTGTAAACGTGAAAACGAGGGACCACTCAAGGTACATAAAGGACTCAAACGACCCTGTTATCACAAACTTATTAAGGATAATGAAGAATGGATTCAGCAAATTTATTCAAAAACTTGTGGTGTTTAAAAAAACCATTCTGTTATCCTAATATATTAAAAGGGGGTTACTGAAAAGTTTTCCCCTTTTTTTATTGTCTAAACAAAAATTAATCCTCATATTTGTGATATCAAAATAGGAGTTATGTCGAAAATCCTTTAAAGAGTAGACAAAATTAAAAACAAGTTATATGATATGAAAAAAGTAGTTTTATTTTTAAGTTTGATTGTATTAACAATCTCAATGAGTTCGTGTTCAAGTGTCGAACCAAATTATGAAGGTGTCCTAATGGAGAATTATGGACGAAATGGAGAATCTGATTTTAAATCAGTAAAAGGACGTCAATGGACAATCTTCCCTGGTGTTAAATTGTATCAAGTCCCAATGTTTGAAACAGGAGGTGACCCTGATATGATTACTATTAACGCAAAAGATGCTGGACAATTCACTATCGACCCATCTTATCAATATTCTCCAATGAGAGGTAAAGGTGTTGATATCGTGTTTAATTATAAACATTTAGGTGTAAATGAACCTGAGGTTATGTTTGAACAACTAGAACAGAGTATCTTAAATAAATTAGTGGTTAATGCATATCGTGAAGAAGCAAGAAATTACACAACAGATTCATTAATGAATAATCTAAATAACTATGAAAAGGTTGTTGAATCTAAATTAAAGAAAGATTTTGAAGAAAAATTCATGAATCTACAAAATTTAACATCAGGTCTTAAACCACCAGCATCAATGGCAAAAGCAATCGAAGATAGAAACAATGCTATCCAAAAGGCTAATCAAATTGAGAATGAGGTTAAGGTGGCTAAAATGGAGTTAGAAAAAGCTAGAATCGAACAACAAACCAATGAAATCAAATCTAGAGGTTTAACAAAAGAAATCTTAGCTGAGAAATGGATTAACGCTGTTAGATATAGTAGTAATAGAGTAGTAATTACAGATGGCAAAACACCTGTCATATTAAATCAATAATTTATGAGAAAAAATATATTAATAGTTTTAGGTTTCGTGTTAATGAATTTAATATTCATTTTGGTACATAGATTGTTATTCCAACACGAACCATTTATGTCGATTATATCAATATTGGGTCATATAGGCTTTCTAATCTTTTTCCCTTATGAGAAATCGATAAAAAATTAAAAAAAAATGGGGTGAGACTTAAATGTTTCACCTTTTTTTTTTGTTAATTAAAATAAAATAACTATATTTGTTATATGGTTAATGAAAAAGATAATATGGAAGAATATAGAGATTATTCAGGAAACAAAGTTTACCCACGATTTTACATGGGTGGAATCAGTGACGATATATTGGTTTGTGGTTTATACACTCAACGAAAATATATACCCAATTGGTTCCCAAAGTCGATTAAATTTAAAGAGGTATTTTGGAGAGTATCAACACAAAGCCCACATTTAGTAAATAAGTGGGTAAAACGTGATTTCCATAATTTCATATTAGAAACAATAACTAAATATAGTGATTCAAAAAAAGTTTTGAATGAAAAATTAAAGGTTATGAATAACGAATTTAATAAATAAATAAAAATGACAGACAATAACAAAACAACAGGAGGGATGGGTTTAGGGACTTTATTATTCTTAATATTTTTGGTAATGAAGTTGGCAGGAATCGGAAGTGTGGCTAACTGGTCCTGGTGGTGGGTAACATCACCCTTATGGATACCTGCAACAATAGTAATAGGGTTGGTACTATTAGTAGTGTTAATAAAACTCATTAAAGGTGAATTTTAAGATTGGTGATAAAATCAAAAAACCTCGTGGTAAGACAATCTATGAAATATATAGATTTGCCAACCATAGGTTTGGAGATCTAAACGTTATACAATTACAAACAGGTAAAAAATATGTTGTAAAATCAACGGATGGTTGGGTTTTATGGGTGTCCATCGAACCAACAAAAAAGTTAAAAACATTTAATTTTTTATTGCCAAAGAAAACTAAATAACTATATTTGTTTAATAACATTAAAACATATAAAAATGACAGTTAGAGATATATTAAACAGGTTAGATGCGTTAGACCCAGAAACAGAAGTTAGATTCGCATTTCAACCAAATTGGCCACTAGAATATTCAATAGATGATATTGTGGGGGTTAATATAGATGGTCAAGAAGTTGTTTATTTGGGGCAAGGTGAACAAATAGGTTATTTACAAGAAGAAGTTGTTAAGGCTTTATCTTGGCAGTAATAACATAATAAATTAATAACATGGAAGGATACATTTATTTGGGGGAACATTATGACGTTTTGGGTAGAGAAATATTTATAACGGATAAGAAAATAGGGTTATCTATTAACCCCATATCAAGAGAAAATCAGTTAAATAGAACAAAAAGTCCTATAGGTTATAGGATTATTGCCGCATACAAAGTGGATGACATGAATAAGGTTGAAAAGATGTTGCATGCAATCCTAGATAGTCGTAGAGTTCATGGTGAATGGTTTAGGGATGATGAAGACACATTAACAAGTGAATTTATTAATTTCATGAACATTTATGGTGGTGAATTTTTTGATATTAAAGAAGAAAAGGCAGTTATTTTAGAATCAGAAGATACAAGATTAGTTGAATTAGCTAAAAAGTTTGGTAAAACAACAAAATTAATTAGAAGATACAAAGGTGTTGACTATGAAGTTGTTTTGGATAATAATGGGTTATTGCACTTTAATGGTGAAGCATTTAACACACCAAATAAGTTATATAATAACGGAATAGTTAAACATGTGAATGGTTCAAAAGGTAATAGTGGTACCAACCAATTATCACAATTTATTGTTGAAGAAACTGGTGAACGATTGAAGGATTAAGACTTTAATAGTAAAAAAATGATCGTTATATTTTAATTATGAAATATTATTTTGAGATAAAAGAAATCGATAAACCTGTTGCAATAGATTTTATTCAGGAACGCCATTATTCTAAGGTTTTACCTAGGTTAACCAAACATTGGTTGGGTGTTTTTAATGAGGAAGAATTGGTTGGTGTCTTAACTTTGGGTTGGGGAACACAACCTTTACAAACTATAAAAAAGTTATTCCCTGAATTAAAATCTGAAGATTATTATGAAATCGGGAAGATGTGTATGGACGATAAAATGCCAAGAAACTCTGAATCACAAATGTTATCAGCAGTTATTAGGTGGATAAAAAAGAATTTACCTGAAAAGAAGTTTTTATATACATGGGCTGACGGAATTGTTGGAAAAGTTGGTTATGTTTATCAAGCATCAAACTTTAAATATGGTGGTTTTATATGGACCGATATTTATATATCCCCAACAGGTGAGAAAATCCATCCACGAAGTTCAAAGGCTTTATTAAAAGAAAATGCTGAATTTTTGGGTAAGGAAAAGTTATTTTGGATGACCCCTGATTTTATGAAATTAAAAGGCATTAGACGAATCAGAGGCAAACAATATAGATACATATTCCCACTAAATAAGGAAGCTAAAAAAATATTAAAAACAGGTAGCACTGTTGAATGGGATTTGGAATACCCAAAAGAAGATAACCTACAATGGAAGGAACAAAAAGGTAAGGGGTTATATGTTTTATTGGATGGTAAACCTGAAATGGATTTGTCTGTTGTTGAGGTGAATGAAAAAAATGTTAATGCACATAAAAAATAATGGAAAAGTTTAAGAAAAATGATTATATATTAAAGTTGGTTGATAAAAAAACTGCTTATGAGTTTATAAGGGTTCATCACTATTTGGGTGATGCAAAGTTTTTCTCTAAATTTGCCTATGCTTTATACCATAAAGATTCTGATAATATTTTGGGTGTGGCAACTTTTTCTAATCCACAGGGTAATGTTGCTCTAAAAGGTTGGTTTGGTTTGCCAAATACAGACCAAAGTGTACTAGAATTATCTAGATTATGTGTTTTACCTGAATTAAATGGAACCAACGCAACCTCTTTTTTATTAAGTGGTTCTATTAGGTTATTAAAAAAAGAATGGGTAAGGGCTGTTATAACTTTAGCTGATGATAGTAGACATATTGGAAGTATCTACCAAGTGTGTAATTTTACCTATTATGGGTTGACCGATAAAAAATCTGATTTCTTTTCATTTACTGATGGTGGTAAGGTTAACCCCAGAGGTACAACAAAAGAAAAACAAGGTGTTTGGATTCCTAGGACTAGAAAACATAGGTATGCTTATATAATCGATAAAAATCTTATTTGTAATTATAAACAAGAACAAAGACCTAAAAAGGGTGAAACAAACACATATGATTGTTGTGGTGGTTCGGAGATGGTTCATGATAAAAGATTTGATAAAAAATATTCATGTCCTTTATGTACTGGTGAATTGGTTGAATTGTTATTTTGATGATATTTATATTATATGAAATCAATAAAACAAATAATTAGGGAAGAAATAAACGATTTTGATTGGACTAAAGATGTGGCACCACTACCTTTGGGTGACGAATTTCAATCAGACGATTTAGTTTTTGAGGATGATCCCGATTATAAAATCAATATGTTCGATAATAAAGTGGTGGTTAATTTATCTAAAAATCATTTTATTAAGGGTTTTATGGGTTATAATGAATATTGTGAGTTTTATTTGGAACCATTTTTACAATATGGACCTGATTATGAACCATATGATATCGATAGTGAATATGATAGTTATGATGAACGTTATGTTATTAGTTATTTACATGATGAAGAAAAACAACAATTAACCGAAATGATCAAGAATAATCTAGGGTTCAAGAACTTTAACATAGAAGATTATGTGAGAGATTGTTCGGAATTAAATAGTTTTTTACAAATGTTACCGATAACGGATTGGCATGATTGGGATAGATTTGTTACTGATTTATTGAGTGATGTATCTTACCACATCAATCATAATAGATGGGTATCTTTGGGTAGGTTGTATGAAGAAAAATTGAATGAATGTGGATTTGAATATTTGGATTACCTAAATAGTAATAGATCTTTGGTTACAATAACATATAGAATGAACCAAATAAACGACGACCTAACAACAACAATATATAATTCATTAAAACCTATTTCAGATGTTTGTTGGACTGAAGTATGGTATGATGATTATGATGTTAGTGGTTATGAAGAAAATGTTGCTGGATATTTTGAATATTTTTATGATAACTTTGAAACACTATATGATGATGGTGAATTGGATATACTAAAAGAAATATCAAAAATTGGGTTTAATATTGAATTGGTTTTGGAAAAACGTGGGATTAAATACGAGATATTGGAAATAGATTATTCTGGTGAAAAAGTTATATTGGCTTATAACAACAATAAAGCTAGTATACCAATAGATGAACTAGGCGAATTTATATATAACGAAAAATTAGATTTTTGATAGAATGAAAAACATAATTAAAAAAATTATAAAGGAAGAAATTAATGATTTTGGGTGGACAAAAGGCGTTGAACCAAAATACAACAGATGTTCACATTTTAGTGGTGAGGATAAAGAATTATGTCTAAAAATTGATACATTAAAAACGTTTTTAGTTTATGATTTGGGGTTAAAAAACATTATAGAAGGTTTGTTGAACACAATAAAAGAGGTTAAAGATATTAATGACGAATATCAGGAACCATTAGAATTATTATACAACACAGGACAATACCCTGATATTAAATTTGTTGATGGTAGATATACACACACAAGGTTAATGAATGCTGGAATTGTTAGAGATGAAAAAGGTGAATACCATTATGTTAATAAATTAAACACAAATTATAGTGATTTGGCTGAATTAATCACACAACTATTTGTTAAGGGTGGAAAAGTATCTGAATTAAATTCAAAAAATATTGATGGATTAAAAACTTATTTATTATCTATAAAACCTAGTATGAAAAGGTTGGTAGAGAAATACTTCAAAGCAGATGAATTAAAAGAATTTGTTAGAAACACAAAATATTTTACTTATTTAGGTGATGATGCCGAAAACAAAGTATTAGAAGTATTGGAAAAATTCGGTATGACTAAATTATATCAAGGTAGTAATGGTGATTTTATTGATATGTTATTCGGTATTGATTTAATTATGGAATATAATGGTAAAACATATACAATACAAGTTAAAAGTAAGGAAAATGCTTTATATTCGGCAATGAAAAATTCTTATTATTCTAGAATAAATTATTTTGCTGCACCAACAACAAATGGTGGTATTGTTATTATTAACAAAAGTGGTAAAAAAACTTATTTGGATTTTGATGGTTCTGTTATTGAATAGTTAATATATTATCTTTATATTTAACATATGGAACCAAAAAAATACTTAAAAGAATATAGATTAGTTAAAAGGCTAACAGAATATCCAGCATTTATTGAAGTAAACCCTGATTGGGTGAGACTTGTTGGTTTGGAAGGACGTTTAATGGATAGATTCGTAGAACTACTTAATGAAAGACTTATGGTAGATTTTACAGACGTAGAACCTGATACTAACACAGACCAAAAATTTTCAATAAAATCACATAACTTTATAGGGTTATAGATATTTACTAATATAATTAATCTTGTTATGCCAAAAAACCAAAACATATACAAAGAAAATGATTTTGAGAGATGTAAGGGTGTTTTATTTTCTGTTAGAAATAAACAACAATTGGTGTCAGCGGTTAATTACATAAATAACTTCAATAATAAATATAAAATAACTGAGAAATCACCAGAATATATCTATTTTGAGAAAATGATTTCTTTAATGTCTAAAAAAATTAAATCGAAGTTTTCTAAAAATCAGGACGATGATGTTCAGAGGCGTGGCCTTATCAGTGATTTAGAATTGGAAGAATCTTTGAATTGGACTGATAATGACGAATCTTATGGTTCGGATGGTAATTTTTCACCAGACCCTTATTGGAAAAATTATGAAAATGGTTCCCCTAGTTATTGGGAACAGGGTGATGCTGGTGGTTCATCTGATTCTGATGGTGATATGAACGAATCTAACGATTTTGATTGGATTAAAGATATTGAGGAATTACCAATACCAGGAACAGCGTGGATTATGGAAATAAACCAAAAAGATTCTGAAGAGGTTCAACAAAAATTATTTGATGTTGGGTTTAGGTGGTCATCTGGTGGTAATAAAATAGACGAAACTAGTGGTGTTTATGCTTTTGTTTCTTATAGTAATTATGATATAAAATACAAAGGTTTCAAAAAGGTTAAAGGTGATTCATATATTTCAAATAACATAAACAATATTATCAGTTCAGTACAACCCAATGATTTATTTATTTATGAATATAAAGATGGTACTTCAAGATTAAAGAATACAAGTCTGAATGAATCTAACGATTTTGATTGGACAAAGGATGTAGAATCGTTAGATAACAGGGGATTTTATGTTGGTGATGAATTTATTGATACAGATGATGTAGAACCCATAAAATACACCATAAAAAATATTGTAAATGATAAGGTTTTATTAACATGGTTTTCACCATATGACAACCAAGACGTTGAATATGTGGATAGTTTAAATAGATTGGAATCTAGATTAAAAGATGGGTTTATTGAATTCATCAATGAGTTAAATGAAGATTTTGATTGGATTAAAGACATTCAACCTGAAACTGAATGGGATAAGGAAAAATATTATGTTTTAGATGTCAGAAGTTTGAGTGGTGTTAAATTACGAGAAACTATTGATGATATATGGGATTTTGCTTATAACATGGATTATGATGTTGAAATAGGGGTTGAATATAATACCGTAGGTTATGTATATTTTGAACCGAATGATGAAGTCCCAGAAGGGTATGCTTTAGATTGGTCACCAAGAAAAACAACAGACCCAACTTTTGGTGGTAAGTACCAAATGATTTCGTTAGAAGAATTTTATCATATGGCTTATGGTGATGAACCATTAAACGAATCTAATGATTTCGATTGGACATCAGAGATTAAACCGATGAAACCTGAAATGGAATGGTTAAAATCTAATTTTGATAACCTTAAACCGGTTATCAAGGGTGGCAGAACCTTTTATGTGGATTCGGAACGAAAACCACTTTTTATGTATAAACAGGATTCAGAAAATGGGTATGTGTGGATAAATCAGTACCGAATTTGGATGGTTTTACGAGACGATTTTGGTCTTAGTTATGGTGAAATTCAGGAACTTATAACGAGGTGGCTGGATGAGACCTACAATTTAAGGGGATTCACACCAAGGTATTCCATAAACCTTTTTCCTTTATCGCTGGATGAGACCTACAATTTAAGGGGATTCACACCTAATTTTTATTAATCATTTGTTTTTTTAATTTATGTTGATTATATTTGTTTAAAATTATATGGTCATGAAATTATTTAAAGGAAAACGAAAAGGAGTTATACATACAACAGATATAACATTAGATGATGTTAGATCAATATTTTTCCCAAAAAATTTCCGTGAAAAATATAAATACCTAGGTTCAGTTCCTTGGAATGAAGAATCTGAATTATTTAAGGTGATGGAACCATTAATAATTTTTATGGATTATAAGGCAAAACCAAAATGGTGTCCTAGATTTGTTTTGAGATTTTTACATTTATTCGGTTCAGATAATTCTATTGTTAGGGTTAGAAACCAAAAATTACATAACTTAAAAACAAAATTAACAAAAGGTATTATGATCCTCGATTATAAAACTAAATGGTCAGATTATGATTTAAGAATTAGTATTGCAGGCGATGTAGAAATGTGGAGATTAACAACAGCCATAGAAAATAAATTTTACAAAGATGGTTATAGAAAAGAATTAATAGAACAAATTAGAGAATATGAACCAGAATTTAATGAGGTTTATTTATCAACAAATCGGTTAGAAGAAAAAATAGAAAAATTAAAAAATTAGAAATTATGGGAAGTGCAACTTATTTTGAAACAGAAGTATTTATAAACAGAAAAGTGTTTTCATCTAGATATGAATTGGAACAAGAAATAAAAGATGTGGAGGGTTTTATAGAATCAGCCAAACGAGAACTAACAGCTTTTTCTGTATCAACGCCAAAAGATGTTATGGCGACACAAAATGAAGATGGTTATGTAGAAAACCCAATAGACCAAATATTAAGAAGAACTGGTGAAATATTTGAATGGATGGAGGAAAATTACTTTTTACTAAATAGATTATATCAGTTTAGAACTTACTTGGAGGAAAACCCTGATAAGGATATGAGGGAATTTATGGATATATAAAAACAAAAAAAAATGAATTTAATTGAAATGATTAATGCTGATTTCATGACAGCATACAAAGAAAAAAACATGGAGAAAAAAGATTTTTTGGGTGTGTTAAAGACTGAGGTAACAAAAGAAAGTAAAACACCTGATGATATGTATGTTATCGGTAAAATAAAATCGATGATTAAGAATGCTGAAGCAACAAATTCTTTATCTGAAAATGAGTTGGAAATATTAAATGGTTATTTACCAAAACAACTTACAGAAGAAGAGATAACAACATTCATATCAAATATCATTACAGATAATGGTTTTTCAGGTGGTAAAGATATGGGAAAAGTGATGGGTTTATTAAAAGAAGGTTTTGATGGACAATATGATGGGAAAATGGCTTCACAATTGGTTAAAACTTTATTAAATTAATTTTTAATATGGGACAAAATATAGAAAAAGATTACTTAAAATTATTAAATGACATCTTACAACGAGGTACCGAGAAATCTGATAGAACTGGTACTGGTACAATCTCTGTATTTGGTAGACAGATTCGTCATGATATGAAACAAGGATTTCCATTGTTAACTACCAAAAAAATGTATTGGAAAGGTATCGTAACAGAATTAATTTGGTTCTTACGTGGTGACACATCAATAGAGTATCTCTTAGAAAACGATTGCAATATATGGACAGGAGACGCTTATCAATTTTACTTGAAAGAGTGTGAAAGGTTGGAAAAAAATAATGAAGAATAATGACTTTTTTTGGTTTCTCATATATTTATTATAAAAGAAACCAAAATGTGTCTAAAAAGTAAAATTCAGTCAACTCTTTGTGTGTTGAGAAATAACGAATATAAAATATTATCTCAAAAATTGAGAGTAATTGACGATTCAATGGAACAAGAAATAATTGATAACACTAAATTTTTGGATTTACATAACCCAAAATTGGTAGATAGAGTTAGGTACTTACTAAAAGAAAAAAAATCAATCAACGTATGTATAAACTGTAATAAACCAATAATTGATTTAACACGAATGTTTTGCTCGGCAAAATGCAATAACAACTCTGAACAAACTAAAAATAAATTTAGAGAAAAATACAATAACTTATCCGAAGTAGAAAAAATAACGAGAAATAAAAAAAGAACTGAAACGGTTAATAACAAATATGGTGGATATACTTTACAA